TGGTTTAGAAACCTTTGGTTTTGAAGCCTTTGGCTTTCGTGGGCTAACCTTTGGTTTTGGGGTCTCAGAAACTCCTTGACAAGAAGCCATCAAATCTACGATTTGTTCTTTAAATGTCTTAGTCTCTCTTACAGAGAGAGGAGAGCAGTCAACTAAGAACAAAATGTTCTTACTATAAAGTTCTAAGAACTTTAAATACAAAGGCTGACCATAGAAGTGCTTCCAACCTTTGGTTGTAAAGGCATCTACCATAGATACAAAGTATCTTTGTCGGTCATTTAAATGGCTAATAAGCCATTGCTTCGCTTTGGCCTCAGATTTAAAGCCTTTAAGGGTTTCCATCAATTGACTTTCAGTCAATACAGCGGATACATGGTTGAAACTTTCTTTCATCTCGGAGTAGGTTGGTTTGGTTTGTTTGCTCATTATTAGTCTATTTGTTTTTATGTATGTCTCTTCACTACGTTCAGAGACTACTAAAAACAAATTGACTAAATGGTTTTGAGGCCGTTTCCTTTCGTTCTTGTACCCGTTTCCATAGGAACCCTAAGGTCACGCCGAAATCGTGCAGGAGAATCGCTAAGAATCGATTTTAGACCGATGTTTGTAACTATGTTACTGAACCCAAAACTTTTGTGCCGATTAAAATAAGATTTTAATCGTTTCGACTTTTTGGAAAATGAGGTGGAAAATCAGTGGTTTGAGAGTGTTTGATTTCATCAAGTGAACGAACATCGAAACGCTGAAACCCAATGGTAGCCTACATCTTCGATGTACTTTCTATTGGTCAATCGACCCCTCCGACACAAACATTTGTTTGTTACAGCCAAAACCTCCTGTATATGCCTGTGCGAAACCCCGATTTCCCTTGCGTGTCGTTTGGCACTTGCACTACGATTACCGCGCTTTAAACCTGCGGGGTAACCCGCGCAAGTAGGGGGAGGCTTTTTTATGGTGTTTTTTTGTAAATTTTTTTAGCGTATACCACCACGCTCCGCGCGAATCCTGGTTTTGCTAGTACCCTCGGGAGTTAATCTCCCGGGGGGGGTGTTTTCCAGGGGGGGTATTATATTTGCGGGATGAAGAAGTTTATATATATGGCGTTATGTATGGTGGGTACAAGCGCCAGGGGGCAGGTTTTACGGGACTCTGTAATGGTACGGGGGCCTATTTTCAGTGGGGTGTATTCGGAGGTGTTACAGCAGCCGAGGCGGGTATGGTATGTGGTACAGTGTCCTACGGGAAGTTATCCTAGGGCGGGTATGGATTTCTACGGGTGCGATAGTGTTAAGGCCAGTGACGGTAAGGATTACGAGGCGAATGTATGGGACAAGGGTCATTGTGCACCTGCTGCTGATTTTAATTGTGACAGGGCAAGATTGTGGGCTACGTTCAGTTATTTAAATTGTGTATTGCAGCACGAGAGGCTGAATAGGGGGGCTTGGCGTATGTTGGAGGTACGGGAGCGGGAGTTGGCAAAGACTGTAAAGGTGGAGGTAGAGATCAGGATGGTTTACAGTAGGGGGAGTTTAAGGTTGCCTACGGGTGCTACTGTTCCAGATGGATTTTGGAAGGAGATTAAGTATTCTGGCAACAGCGAGGTGTATTATTTTAGGAATGAGGATCCAAAGACTACTGATTTTCGGAAGTTTTTGGTAAGGTAGTTGATATTTTGTTTAACTTTTAGGGGTCATTTCTTAAACAAAGTGGCCCTAAAAGTTAAACAAAACTATCATTGTCTCAAAAATCCCCGGGGTGAGACAAAAAAAAGTTAAACAAAACTTTAGTGGGTAGTAGTAGGGGTAATTACTCAAATACGTCAATTTCATCTACGTAGATGGGGGTTTGTTCCCCTACGTAGGTATTCCAAGTATTGTATTCCAGGAATTCAATGGCATCTTCTAGTGTCATGTCTTCACTGACGAGGATTTCGATCATTTGTTGTTTGGAGTAGACGACTTTCAATGAGAGGGTATCTAGTCCAATGATGGCATCATCGAATCCATCAGCGAATAGTAGGGTATCGTCAGGGACGAATGCGAGTAGTTGGTCTCTTTTAGTCATAAAATTAAAGTAGTTATAAAAGTTGTTCAGTTGATACAAGGTAAAAGTTAAAGTGAAAGAATCCTTCTTTGTGTAAAGTATTAAAGCAATGATAGGCAGATTTGTCTATCTTTATTGAGGAGGGGGAATGATCCGACAGGGGGTTAGAGGTTGTAAGTAAGGAATGAATGGGATGAACTATAAGGTTAATGCCGTACAGTTTAGGAGAGTCCCTATCCGAGTAGACGTTATAATCGTTAGGACCGGGATAAGAACGTACTGGCTCCATTTGTTGACCGTACACTTTGTTATATTTTTTGAGAAGGCGGTACTTATAGCATCCGGGGGTCATCAGTCTATTCTGGTGTGCAGAGGTAGCACATTGGAATTGGTGGTAGACTCTTTCGTCTCCTTGGATCGTTGGGATCAGTATGGTATCGTTTAAGCCGGGAAGGTTGTTATTGCGGATGGCTATAACGTCAGTGAACTGAGGCAGCGTCTGATACGTGCTGTAAATGAAGTCAGATAGTTTCTGGTATAGTGACATGATTGGTTTTATTACTTTGGGAATTGGCTCGATAAAGTTTTTGTTTGGTTCGTTTGTAAAGGGAGCAAAAAGCAGTTCCATTAAGACCAAGTCTTTTACCTGCTCTTGCGTAAGAGTAGCCAAACTCTTCTTTTAGAATGAGGCTGGCATACTGCCTAGGACTGAGACCCCCAAAATCCAGAATTAGATCAGGGGTATCATAGTTCGTTACTTCGTTACGAACATCATTCTCCATAGATGACGTTGTTACGAAGCGCGCGCGTGCCGCGGGCGTCAGTTTTCCAAACAATCTTTCCCTTCAAACCGAAATCCAATGCCTCGTGTTCCTTCATGTAGTTTTTAATCTGATTCGAATACTCACGGACAATCACGTCCTGGCGCTTTCCTTCTTCTTGAGCCTTCTTATGATTGATAGCAATCTCCAACAGTTCAGGCGTTCCCTGCAAAGTCTTGATTTCGGAATTCGCATACCGCTGGTTCAAAAAAGATTCAAAGGCTTGGGTGCCATCGGGTTCGGGTTCGTATAAGTGGACGTTCTCGATGTCCGCCCGAGCAGCCTCTACCCTGTCAGTAAAGTCCTGAACAGCAGATAAGATTTCAGTTACAATGGCTTCGTTGCGCTCCACGGGAAGGACGGTGAGTTTTCTGCCATCTTCCAACAGAACGATCTCTCCATAGGAAGTTTCCAACCCTATCATATAAGTGGTTAACTGAATGATGTAGGAAGGAGGAATCCCTCCCTCCCACTGCTTGGAAGCAAAGCCACTGATTGTTTTGATTTCCAAAACCCCAAGAATATTTTTGGTGACAAGGTTGCCGTTGTAAACGATGCGGTCGGTTTCTCCTTTGGTGATGATGCGGTCAGGAGAAAAGAATAAGTTAGGATAGTCCGCGTTCAATACATAACCAGGGACGGGCTTACAAAATCTTTTCTTTACCTCGGTGTTGAAATTACCAATGACTGACTCTGCGTCGTTGTCGTAGTACTGCCACATGTTTGCGACAAAGTCCTCTAAGCGTGATCCGTAAAACATCGCCAAGTTCTCGTCTTGCTTCAATGGTATGAAGCCCAACTTCTGGTAGAAGAGTTCTATCTTGCTCTTATAAGGATTTAATCCGAGTAAAGTGCCTACCTCTGAGGCCCCAACCCCGCGAAGGCGAAAGTTTAACCAACCCTCATAGTCGGTTTCTTTGCTGATGTTGATTATTTGGAATTTTTCGTTGGACATACTACCCAAGTGTATAAAAGTTCTGCAATTTCTATAATTTTACGGGCTGTGGCTTCAGCGTTGTCTCCCGGTTTACCAACATAGCCAGATGCCGCTGCCTTCAAACAAGACTGCCTAATGATTTTGGCATCCTTGTCATACGCATGCTGCATATGCTCAAACACGGGGGCCGACTTTTCTTTGTCAGTCCCCGTAATTTGTTTTGCAATAGTGTTGGCTAATTTCTTATTAGCGATGTCCATCTTACCAAGGTAAATCGCTTTCTTCCTCTTCAGTAACTATATCGGTCGATACAGAAGCAATGGCAGCAGCAGCAAAAGGTGAACTCTGTGGTTTAGATTCTTGCGCCATAGCCGGGTGTGGTAAACGCTTCTTGGTCTGAGTCAACAAATTCATAAAGAATTCTAACTCGTCATCGCGGTCGATGTCCACAATCTCACCCTTCTTATTTTTTGAAACCACGATCTCAGGCTTTCCGTTAGGATTATCCTTCGTGAAAAAGAATTTACAAGGGATGTTGTTGTTTACAACGATCAATGATGCCTTCTTTACACCGTTTTCCTCTTTGATACGAGGAATAAAACGAACCGGGTAGTTGAAGTCCACGTTAGGAAGTACACTACAGAACATTCTAAAGTAAGATGAATTGGTGTCGATCTTCAAAACGTAATTCTCGCCTTGATCCACTAGGTGAATCTGAAGAATCAATTTGGTTTTGCCGACTACCTCTTCCTCACGAGTAGAGAAGTTCGTTACAGTGCCTTCGATAAAATCATAAATGAAGTAGTACTTGATGTCTCCGTTCTTGTTCTGAACCGGGGTAGTACCCATTTCGTTTGTTTTGCTGTAGCGGTAAATCTTACCGTTTCGCATGTCAACGTAGGTTGACGAGGTGTTGTTTCCTAATCCCATTATATAAATTTTTAAATGTTGTCAATTTTAAAGTATACAAATATAATCAATGTTTGGCTAATAAAAAAGCCCCCAACAGTCAAAGGGGGCGGTTGTCGTTTTGTATCCCAGACAATTTAACGACTGCAGGGCAAAGATAAAAAATATTTTTAAGTTCACAATTTGAAAACCTTATTTTTGTTTAAAGTATGATTGCAACGTATAGAAACAAACTAACTCCCGAAGTACTTGAAAAAGTTGTTAACGACATCGAAAGCAAGGGATACCCCAAGCCAATCGAAGATATCAAAATCCGAGATATCACTTTTTCTTATTATAGCGATACCGCTGATAAGTATCGTCTTGGCCCTGCTATTAGATTTACTCGCAACCTTGAGTATCTGATGACCCAACGTGGGTTTAAAGTGACTGACCTAGGTAGAGAAGTAGAAAAGAAAACCGGTATTCCTTATGTGCTGTTTTTTTCTAGCGAATGTCTGAACCCCGACCGCTATGCGCTCAACACCCTATTTCAGTACACAGTCATCATTGGCTTTACTTTTAACATATGCCCCTGGGATCTTCTTCAACACGATATCGAATACCTAAAGCAAAAAAATATGCTGAGTGTGTTTTGATATTTGAAATTTTAGTTTATGTTTGTAACCCCCTAACTGGACGGGTCAATCTACAGTGGCGGTTAGGGTAGTAGTGTTACCACGGGATTTCGGCAAAGCACAGCGACGGCACTAAGGAATGAGTCGCAGGACCGAACAGGGGGTGCAACCCTTGACAGTTGATTCCACGTTGATGAACTTGCATGTTTTCATCAATCACGGAAGAGGGTGTACGAGAAAGTGTACAACTTCAGTGGGTGATCTCTGACGACAAGTCAGGATAACTCACTGCACTCTAGGGTACCAAGAAAATGATGTAAATCATATTAACTAGTTAACTTTACTAGTAGTAGGATAAAAAGTATTTTTATCCTTAATCTCATTGTTAAAAATTATTCTCATTATACAATCTAGTTTATTTTACTATATTTGTATAAATGTTGGCTCTAAGAGAACAACCCAATCAATTTATTCCTGAAAACCAAAAAGATCAAAAATGGTTTTTAGGTAATTTGCGTTATATCGCAGAGAAGTACAATACGCAACAAAATCAATTAGGGTATCGTCACGTCAACACTCTTCAAAAACCCATCGAAGAGATGATTCGTATGTTTACTTATTACCTCGGTAAGCAAGAAAACAAAGATTACTACTACACCAACCAAGACGAGAACAACTGTGAATTACCTACAGTTTGGATTAATGGCCAAAAACTAACGTCAATGATTGACTTTATGATTGGTAACGCCATTAAGATGATCGAGAACATTGAACCTTCAGTTCGTGGCACTTCAAAAGCCATTGTTTCTCGTAAGTCTAAAAAGTTGGAATACGCCTTGATGAAAATGGAACTCCAGGAACTCGTAGAAATTATGAGTGCCAAAGGAGTTGAATTTAATCCAGTTGGTATGGAGACGTTTCAGAACAAAGAAGAATTGTTCCGTCACATGAAATACGACTACAAAGAACAGGCTGAAGTAGTTGCTCAAAGATTGGCTGAAGACATCCTTCACCGTAACCACTACATTGAAAAGTACAAACAGTCTTTTCTTTACTTGTTACTTGGTGGGGTTTGTGGAATTGAAAACACAATTCAAAACGGAAAGCAAAAGAAAGACGTTATCCTTCCTTACAATTTGATTTGGGATAACTCAATCGATGATGACTTTAATACTAAGGCTCACTTTGTAGGTAAGATTGAATGGAAGACTCCAGGAGAAATTCTTTCTAATCCTACTTATATGGAGACTCTGACGGCCGAGGAGGTAGATGAGATTATGAAGTTGACGCACCAGAACATCGATAAGATGTTGGGCGAAGAATACATCACCAGCACAAAGTTGAGATGGTGGTATAATTATTCGGGCGTTCCAAAGATCGCGTGTATCACCGGGTATTGGATTGGCTATAAAGAGTTGCGTTACGAAAAAACCAAAGACCAGTTCGGAAACGAGCACTTTGCAAAGATTCGTACCAAGCACAATTCTAAGTATTGGACCAAAACAGTTTACAAAGGCACCATTATCGCCAACAAATACGTTGTTGAATATGGTGAGCAAACCAATATTGTAAGAAAAGCAGACGAAATGGCTGAAGTAGAACTTCCTATTTCTGTGTTTTTGCCTAATATGGTGATGGGTGAGACTCGCTCTATTGCGTCTCGTCTACACAAACACCAAGATCGTATCGATTTCTTGAATAACGAAATCACAAAAATGATCACCCGGGCCAAGGGTAAAGTGTTTATCATGAACAAACACAAGTTGGGTAGTGCTACTTCTCAAGAAGTGCTAAACGATTTTACTCGTATGGGCATTCACATCACCGACGGTAACGCAACGGGAGAAGATTTTAACCAAAGCGACTACAACAAAGTAGTGGAAATCGTCGATATGACTCTCGATCCTAACGTACAAATGATTATGTCTCTTCGTCAAGAGGAAGAAAGAATCATGGAAGAGATAGTAAACGTGCCAAAAGTAGCAATGGGTCAGCAGCAAGGATACTTGGGAGCCAAAACACAGGCCGGTTCTATTGCTCAATCCAACCTAGGTACTGCTTATTTATATCAAGGCTTCATTCAGTTCATCGAAAAAGACTTACAGTTTGCCTTGAACCAGTATAAAATTTCTCTTTTGTCTAACAACGAACCCGAAATAGGTGTGTTGGGAGACAAAGAAATGGAGTTCATTAAGGTAACCGACAACTTTAAGTTTGAAGATTTTGGTGTTTACATTAAAATCAAAGACTTCGTCGACGAACAGGCTCGTGAAAGATTGCTTGCAATCGCACAGGCAGCCATGCAGAATCAGATGATAGATTTGCGCGACTACATCAAAATTGAAACTTCTAAAACTTACACTGAACTTCTTAACGAGTTGGAATATTCTCTCGAAAAGAAAGACCGCGAAAAGAAAGAAGCCGAAGCAAAAGCACAAATTATGCAAGCCGCTATGCAAGAGGCGCAAATGGCACAACAACAAAAGGCCGTTGAAACCGCACAGCAGGGCAATAATTATCGTCAAGAATTAAAAACTGCTTCCGATTTAGTAAAGGCTAATCCCGATACTCAAGATGCGGCGGCAATGGGCGGGGGGGCGCCAGAACAAGGTGGCGAAGTACCTCAAGGTCAACCTATAGAACAAACTGGAGCAATGCCAGCACAATAAACTAACAACTTATACAAATAAAAATTAAATTTGCAAAATATGTCTCAATACGAAGAAATTGAAAAACAACTAAAAGAAGCAGAATTGAAAGACGCTGCTGAAGGAAATTTAAACTCGAAAGATAATGGAAACAAAACCAACAAAAAAGAAACCGGCACCGAAGAAGGTTCAGCCGGTGAAGAAAGTAACTCCGGTAACTCCGGTAACTCCGGTAACTCAGGTAACGCAGGTAACTCAGGAAGCCCCGCAGCAGCCGCAGCAGTCGCAAACCCCGCAGATGGATAACGCAGGTAACTCAGGAAGCCCCGCAGCAGCCGCAGCAGTCGCAAACCCCGCAGATGGATCAAGTGAACCAGAAGGTGGATCAAGCACAGGCAGTGATAGCGGATCAGGTGAAGCAGTTGAATCAACTGAAAAGCCTTGGTATGAGTCTGATGGAGAAAATCAAAGCGTTCCTGAAACAGCTGCCGTTTTAACGCCTGCTGCCGAAGAAGAAGATGAAGAGGTTCGCCTATTCAAAGAATATAAAAAGAGCGGTAAGACTCTCAAAGAATTTGTAAAAGAATTCGATCTTACCGATTACAACGCATTGAGCGATGCGGAGATTATTCAAAAGGGCTTGAAGGAATTGGAAAATTTCGCAGGCGAAGAATATGAAGCCGCAGTTGAAGAAGTCGCTCAAATGAGTTTGTTCCAAAAGAAAAAATTGATTCAAGAGTATAGGTCGGCGTTTGTTGCTCAGAATGAAGAGAAGTTGAAACAACTTTCTTCAGTACCAGACAAACAACAAGCCCAAGTGACCGTTGCAGCCAATCGTTTTGAAACGGAAATGGAATCATTTGCTAAAGCAATTTCAGGCAAAGAATTGTATGGTTTGAAGGTGACGGACGAAATGTCCACTAAAATCAAAGATTACTTGACCAAGGAAATTAACTTTAATCGCAAAGACGGTTCTTTAGATGTCGAATTACTCGCCGATTTTGCTATGTGGCGTTTATACGGTAAGGATATCGTACGAACCAACGTAACAAAGGCCAAAAATGATGGGCGGAAAGAAATGTTGATCGCAACAACAAATCCGTCTACAGGATCTGGACCATCTAACCTTAGTAACTCGTTCGCGAGTAACGGAGCGGCGGATGCGTTTGGTGACTACCTAAATGCGAAAAAACGATAAAAAAAGAAAAAAATGGCAAGTCCAGTTACTAACCTCGATTTAAACCAGTCGCTCCTCCTTAGGGGGTTGAGCCTGCCTAACAAAATGGCAATGGTTTATGCCCAAGATTATGGGTACAATGTTTTGACTCAGTTGACTTCTAAGTTGGCCTCTTCAATTTCAAGCAATCAGCCTAAAATTGAAATCAGTGCTCTTGGAAATCTTTCTGTGTATTCTCGTGTAAGTGCTGTTGCTAACGCAACTGGCTACGCTACTGGCGAAGCCTTAGCAGTTACTGTAGATGATGGCTCTAACTTCCGTATCGGTGATATCATCGCTGATGCCAACATGGTACAAGGTATCGTAGTTGAAAAAACTTCTGGAAGTGGAAACATTTTGTTGATCAAGCGTATCAGTGCAACTTTCAGTACTTCTAGCCACTTCTTGGCAGGTACTATTGCAAAGGTATTGTTCGATTCATCTGCAAACCGCTACAGCAATGGTAAATCTCCTTTGAACTTTGTTCCTCAGACAGATTACACCTACACCGCTATCACTCGTGAGAGTTCTAGCCAAGCACGTCGTGACCGTACTGCTTCTTTCGTGAAGTGGCAGGGTGACTTCTGGTACCGTTCATATGATGATCTAGCTCTTCGCAAATTCTCTAAGAGTTTGGAGTTCAAGTATGCATTCTCTGAGCGCGCTATTGTTGCTGGTGCTCAAGGTGAATCTTACACTACTGCCGGTTTGCGTTGGTCAATCATCAACAACGGTGGTACTTACTTGCCTTTGACTGCTGAAATTACTCAGTCTCAATTCAACGATTTCTTAGAAAACTTAGTTCGTAAGAGTGCTGAAAACGGTCGTAACCTTGTCGCTTTGATGGGTACTGCTGCTATGGCTCGTTTGCAAACTTTGTTGGGTCAATACATCCAATACGCTGGTAGCAATAACACATTAGGTGGTGTTACTGTTGAAGGTTTGAATGTTATGACTTACAGTTATGCTGGTATCAAAGTTGATTTCGTTCGTTGGGCATTGTTGGATGACGACGCTTTCAAAGGTGACTTGTCTTCTGTTACAGGTAAGCCTCGTATGTCTCACTCTATCTATGTATTGGATACTACTACTATTCCTGCTGCTGACGGTAGCGGAGTATTGTCTCCTTTGCAGAAATACCATTTCAACAATGATGAGATGTTGGCTGCTTATGTACCAGGTATGATCGGTTTGCAAGATTCTAATCCTTCTACTATTAAGCAGGCTCTTGCTAATGGTTTAAGTGGTTCTATGGCTGCAAGCGATGTTGATGGTGTGGATTTCCACATTTTGTCTGACTGCGGACTTTATTGCGCTTCTGAGCGTATGGGTCTGATTGAATTGGTTGCTTAATTTTTACGAACATGCAAAATCAAACTTTATTAAATGGCGCAAGCACTCTTGCCGTTGATGGCGGTAAGTTGCTTATCACTCGTGTGGGAGTGGATATCAACAACGTAGATGCTTCTCGTTACGTCCCTATGGATGTATCCGGTATCTATGCTATGGAAATCCAACCCGGTGCTGCTGGTACTTCTCGTAGCCAGACTTTGACTCCAACTGCTGCTAACTCTACTGTTTACACAGTGACTGTTAGCGTGTACAAAGAGTCTGATTGGGGTTACTTCGGTCCTCAGTTGGTAACTTTTAGTGCTTCTTTCACTTCAGATTCTAGTGGTACTGTAGCCGAAATCACTGCCGGTTTAACCGCTGCCATTAACTTGGTAGGTGCTGCCTATAATGTAGTTGCTACTGATGGAACTACCTTGGTAACTGTAACTTCTAACAGTACTGTTCCTCAGAACATTTCTTGTGTTAGTGTTGGTGCAGGTACTTTGGCTGTTGCTCAAACAGTTGCTTTTGCTAAACCTTACGGTTTGGCTGCTGAATTGCAATTGCGCGGATTGTCAAGTGCAACTACTGGATCAGTTTACACCAAGTTTTTATTTAAAGTAAAAAATGGTATTAACGGTGGTCACGTAAATTCTGGCGGACAGTATTTGGAACAAATCATTTGGATTAACACTTCACAAAGCACATTGATTACCGCTTTGGGAACTACTTTCCGTGATGCTCCTTACACCACTCCTGCAATTAACTTGTAATCTTATTTCCAAAGGAGGGGTACTTCGGTGCCCTTCCTTTTTTACTTTAAAAATCTTAACTTCGAAACTTAATAATATATGATACGTAAACTCATTATTTCTGCAAAAGCCCCTAAGGGCACCCTTACCCTTCTTGGGAACTACTACGACAAAAAAACTCGTAAGAACTTACACCTCGTTGAAAATGGCAAACGAGTAATTACTGAAATGGAATACGATGACTACACTAAGCAGTTTGATATTCTGTTGACTGATGCCTCAACTTTTACGCTTGAGTATGATGACTCAAGTAAAAACGAAAGTGCTGTTGTAGATTTCTACTTAAACCACCCGTTGTGTACCAACGTAAACCACACTAACCCTAACTTGGTTAGTCCGTTGTTTATTGTTGTAATGCAACACATGATTGTAGAAAACGAGATTTCATCTATGAATGAAAACTTGGACACAGCAATTAAATGCTTATCTCTTGGCTTTGATGAAAAACACGACCTTGCATTTGCTCTTGGAATAGATGCTCGTGGCTTAACTCACAAAGAATTGGTTAGTCGTTTGGTAGGTCCAAACCTAACTGGAGATGCAATCAAACAAAAGCATGTATTTGACCACTACTACGATTCACTTGAAACCGATCGTAAAGTAAAAGTATACGTTACCAAAGCAATTACTACCGGTATTATCCAGCAAGAAAACGGTTACTACCGTGTTGGAGGAAGAACTTTAGGTTCTCAGGAGCGCGATGTAATTGACATGTGTAACAGCGACAAAGATTTCTTCTACGGCTTTATTGTACCAGAGGTAGATAAGGTTGTAGATGTTCCTAACGAAAAGTTAGATGACTATGTTGAAACCGACATTACAAGTGTTGTTTCAGACAAGTTAGAAGGCGTTCGTAGGATCAGAGCGAAGAAGAATGCTATCATCGATAAATTAATTGTTTAATTGTTATTTCTATGTTTCTTACCCCCCGAAAGGGGGGTTTTTGTTTTATGCCAATTAGAAAAGTTGTAAAAAAGGAACCCGTAAAAGGGATAGCAGTAAAACCTCTTAAAGAGGAAATCTGCTCAGAATGCGGCAAAAAACGTCCGTATTCTAACAAAACGAAGAAGTTATGTGCTGTTTGTGTGAGAAAATCACAAATAATCAAGGTTAAGGAAAAGAAAGCCAAGGTTCGTCAAAAGAAGGCGATCTCTACTAGCGTACTGATTAAAAAAATGGACGCTTTGTATTCAGTATACATAAGATTAAAAGGCATAGAAAAGGATGGTTACGTAAAGTGTTTCACTTGCGACCGGGTGGAATACTGGCGTAAAATCCAGAATGGCCACTTTCAGTCAAGAAGGTTTTTATCGACTCGCTTTTACGACTTCAACTGCGCTCCGCAGTGCTACGCTTGTAATGTCGGACTCAGTGGAATGCAGTACGAATATGGCATCAGACTTGACAAAAAGTATGGCGCGGGCACCGCAGACCATGTTGTACAACTATCAAAAGACTTTTGTAAATTCAATTCGGATGAACTGCTAAAAATGATCGACGAAACAGAACAAAAAATACAATTCCTAAGGAAGTTGAAAGACATATGGGATTAAATTAATTTTTGTATATTTGTGTAAATGACAGGTGCTCAATTTTACGATTTGCTGCAGCAAAAAATTGACAAGGCTTACAGTGCTTACATAGACACAACTAAAGCCAATCGATTAATTGAAGAGACAATCCTTAGGTTGTGTGAAAAACTGTATAGTACGTTAGACACACAAAAGGAATATGACGAGTTGTGGAGTTTATTAGTAAAGGATGAAACGAAAGTTGTTACAAATCAGTACTTTGATTTATCTGGCTTGTCTAGAACCTACATGCACTTATTTCGTTTGGGATTTACTTTTGATACTTTGCTTGGAAACTTAACTCGTACTTCAACCGGATCTGGTCCATTTACTACTGTATTTACTTCGACTGGTCACAGCGCAAGAAAAGGGGATACAATTAAAGTAGGATCTAATACTGGTACTGTGGTATCGCATACCAAAACAAAATTTACAGTAACTTCTGCTGCTACATTAGTAACAGGTTCTGTTTATTTAACACGTTTCTTTGAGGGTAACGAGTGGTTCTCAGATCGTAAAAAAGATTCTTATCACGCTCCTACCATTTTTACTCCAAAGTATCAGTTTCAAAATAGAATCAGTGGAAGCAATAACGTAAAGTCGTTGTACATTTATCCTCAGTGTTCTAGTTTGACAATCGATTATATGGCTTTACCTACTGTAGCCACCGGTCATATCTTTTTATCAACGGATGCTACAGCAATCACTGCATACACAGAAAAGTTTTTATACAGGTTGGCAGATGAATGTGTATTTACCTATGCTGAACAAGTTCGCGATGCTGAACTTCATCAGACTTCTGCTCAAAGTATAATGATTAATCCATGAGTACACTTGCTCAAATTGTCGATAGAATTAAATCGAACTTAACCGGGGGTATCACAACAGACGAAACTCGTTTCGAAGATGCATTTATTGAATCTAAGATTCACAATCACCGGGCTTCTTATTTGTCTGCTATTTCACGTCAGCCTACTAGAGACAGAATCAACGACTCATTTCTTCAAGTCTACCATATAGACTTATTGGAATACGATGTAGAATGTGACGTGGTAAAATTCACTTGCCCTACTGTAATTCAGTTGGATGAAAGACATGATGGATTCTTTTACGTAGGTCACATTAATGGTTTAAAACCCTTTATTCGGTTGCGTACAAACTACCCTGCCTTGAGTATGCATTCTTTATTTCAAAAGGAGAAAGAAATCGTTTGGGATTACCGAGCAGATTATGATGGTCAGTGGTATATCAATGTTTACAGAAACCCCAAATTGACCAAATTATTGGTTATGGCTATATTTAATGACCCAACCGCAGTTCCAAACTATCGTAAAGACATAGATCAATATCCGTTGGACGGCGTTGCAGAACATGAAATTGTTGATGCGGTAAGTACAGACTTGCTTCATAAAAATATCGGAATGCCAGATATGTTATCTGACTCCGCAGAAATTAACGCCCCAACTAGGAAATGAAAATTGAAGATGTGATAGCCGCCGCTTGCGAGGAACTTCAAATAAGTTACTCTGAGAATGCCTTATGGTTTAAGGTATTGGTCAACCAAGTGATGAGAACATTCCGTTCATCTCATGCTACGCACGTGTACGATATTTTATTGACAGCGGAAGATTCACGCATAACATTGCCTGATGGCTACAATAAATTATTAACCGTTCACCTATGCAATGGTGGATTGTACTGCGAAAAATATGATTTTGATATTCAAAATGACTGTATCATTTTTAAATCTCAATTGGGAATTATAGATGGTTACAAGTTTAACATAAAATATCGAGGCTTTCCTGTTGACGAACATGGCAACTTGATTTTAAAACCAGAATGGGAAAGAATGTTTGTGGCCTACATTGGATGGAAATATTCACGTAGGCATTTTGAAAGGTATGCTCCTGTAATGGATAGTTTCAAAAGAGAATATCAATTACAGCGAGTGGCTAACGTATAAGACATGTCACAACTGGTAAAGTTAATGCAGTCGGGAGTAATGGATTCTGATGCCGATCCTCAGTTGATTGGGCAAGGAAACTATGTAGATGGTGTAAACATTCGTCACCGTGATTTAACGGGAGCAAATGTCGGAGGAGTAACGCCAGTAAAAGGAAATAGTTTCATGTCTCCTTGGGATGGAACATCGATTCCTATTCCTTCTGATTTAACCAAAACCATTCAAGACAACGCCACTTCGTTGGCAGTATTTCGATTTTATATTACTGTATCAGTCGATCCCAATGCTACTTTTAGTGGCAATATTTATCTTCAGAATCTAGGTACTATTTATACGGTTTCGCTTAGTGGTACAGCAAACGTGAGTTTGACTACTTGGAGAAATACATTGGCAGGTGCCCTTCAAGTATTACTTACGGGTGTCACAAACCCATTTATTATTGGCTCTGTTACTAGCATAACAAGTACGTATGGGTATTTTGAATTGCGTAAGAACCCCGCGGCCACTCCATCTGCTGCTTTGGTAGATGATGACTTTTTATTATTTGAAGATGGAAATTTAGCTGACATAGTTCAGAAATCAGAATTTGTAGACGGTACAGGTGCTTTTAAAGTAATTGGAATGCAAAGTGTTGGTAACGATACTTTCATTTGGTCATGTACACCCGAGGTTACATCTGGAAGCCCAGCGCGAACAATTAGTGAAATCGGAGTATTGGTCTCAAACCCAACCAATGGTACCACTCAATACACAACTTTGCTTCAGTGTAAATTACTAGGCTTTAGTCAAAGTTATCAAATTCAAGCTCAGGTAGAAAAAAGAACCAATGAAGTAATTCTTTACTGGACTGACGATTTTAATAAACCGCGCACTTTAACAGTTCCGTATCCTTACGTCGCCAATGGTGTACTTATATCAAACGGAGGTAATATCGACTTTGCCAAAGTAGATCAGCAGTTATCTTATTTTGTAGCCAACCCAAACGCTACGATTGCAATTACCGGCATAAACGAAGGCGGAGGTTCATTGATTTGTGGTAATAAAAGATACAGTGGGAGGTTCTTAACAGACGATTTGGTAGGTACGGATTATATGTATCCAACGAATCCCGTTAACATTTATTCTGCTAAAAAAAGTACTCCTAGTAAAATCTTAGGAGATATCCCGGGGACTCAGACCAATAAAAGTGTTACGATTAAAATCGACAATATCCCGGTAAACGAATATGCCTATTTTGAATTGGTAGCAATCGAATACGAAGGACAGACATTTACTTTAAAAACAGTACAGCGAGTATTGTTAGGATCTAACACATCAATTGAAATTACTCACAGTAATAACGGGCAAGATAACTTTCCGTTGGCCCCGGCCGAGTTACTAGCAATTACAGCGAAGTTTACTCAAGTAAAAACATTGAAGATACATTCAAACCGAATGTTCATGTCCAATGTAGTAGAGCAAACAGATAAAGATTTGAGTGCGTGGGCTCAGACCATTAAACACTCTATTGAACAAAAGACAATAGACTCCATATTCCGAAACAACCGAAGCGGTACTGCGGATATGACAAAGCCCTATCCTTTATTTAAATACGGGGAGTATTTAGATCCATTCAACACTTACACGAATACTTCTTACATGATCAATGATACCTATCGTTTTGGTATTCAAGTTCAATGGAAAGAAACTGGTAAGTGGAGTGCACCTTATTGGGTGGATGACATTCGTTTTGATACATTGGCCTACAATGTCACCGATCCCGTGGGTACGCCCGGCTCTTGGAGAAGAACCGCTAACAACATCACTACTACAAATTTGGGAGATGTCGATAGTAAATTGGTTTATATTTATTACCCGAAATTCCACAATGTTAATTTAAATTATATTGTAAATGGTGATTATTTGTATAAACAAATCAAAGCATTTAGGATTGTTAGAAGTAAAAGAATCCCTGAAGTATTGGCTACTGGAATTGCTATTGCAGCAACAAGAGATACTTCTAGTGCGACAACTGTAATCCCGTTCCATAAAGACTTAGCGGCAGGTTATGCTGTATTTAATACGTATCCGAACAACTTTTGTCGGAGATATCGCACGGGTGCACCGGTCGAAAATATACAAGTTGGCGATTTAGATAAATCTGAATTTGCTTATTTTCATTCTCCTGATTTATATTTTAATAATTTTAATTACGCTTATTCTTCTGGAGATAAGTTAAAGGTATTAAACGTACCTTTTTCGTATGATGAATCCGTTTTACAAGGGCAGTCAGTAGGAGACTTTGAATCTGTGTATGAAGATTTTACAGGTTATTTTTCTTCGAGTTTAATAAATTATACTGACTTTAATGTTTCCTATGGTCAGAGTTTGGATACAGGGGAGTTAATAACAAGTTTTAATGGAGGGGCTACAAATGTAAAAAACGGAATTAACGTACCGAGTTCCGGTACTGTAAATGCTTTTTACAGTAATATGCGTTCTTGTATTGCATTTCAATTGGCTACAAAACTTTCAACAATTACCGCAGCGTATCAGCCGTTTAGTAAAGAAGGAGTAGTTTACGCTCAGATTTTTAGAGATAAAAAAGCCAATTTAAAATACCCGATCAATAAAAACGAAAGCAATTACGAGTCAACTGGTCACATGACAGTTTTGACTGGTAATGAAAGGGGCATTTTAAATTCTATTTCTGTATTTGGCGGAGACGTATTTAATCAAAAGACACATATGTCAGTGAGAATGAGTACTTCTAATCCATCGCCAAAAAATGGTTTTGGCTTGGGTTATTCGTTTTACTCTCAGAATGTTTGCAATAGTCAAATGTTCTACGCTGTTCCGCACAACTTAGAGGACGCAGGACCAGGATATATTTTTCCTCAATATTTGGACAAACAAACTACAGGTTTTGGTGTTACTTATGGACAAATGCGATATGCATTCTTGGGAGCGGGTTCTTACGAACGAGTTTACCAAGGCACTATCGGAGCAGGTTTACTGTACTGGCTTGAGTTATGGCCGGAGGTAAGTAATCAAAATAATTACGATACGCAATATAGTTTTATTGATAACACGATTGTAGAGTCAGGATTTGATCCCGCTGTTACATACAATGGAGATAAACCTGCGACCGTAATTTGGTCTCAGACCAAAGCAGTAAATGCAAGAAAAGACAACTACCGGGTATTTAAACCAATCGATACAGTTGACTTAAATTTGAACGAAGGTGAAATTATCAACCACGAAATTCTAAATGGTAATTTGTACACTTGGCAACCATATTCAGTAAGAAGGCAATCGGTTAATGAACCTACTGCTTTACAAGGGGCTAGCAGTTCAAGTGTAATTGTGGGTAGTGGTGGAGTCATGTCCTACCCTGGTTTGCAGTTGTCAAGTTTAGGAGCCACCAAGAAGTGGGCGATGGTAAAAGGTTCGACAATCTCTGGCGGTGATAGTATGTATTGGTACAACGACCAACTCAGAAAGGTCATTCGCTTTGGAGAAAATGGCATTCAGATTATTTCGGATCGCGGAGTAGCGTCATTTTTGAACACATCTGCCAACTGGCTCTCAGATAAAGAACAACCAATTACCGGTTACGGAGTAAACGCAGGATGGAATGATAGATTTGCTGAAGCGTTATTTACGTTCAAAGCAGTTGATCCAACCATCGTTCAATACGCAATTTATGACAGCACCCCGGCTTTGATTAACTACACGGTTGGAAATCTGGTTGTCAATAATGATTTGGGTGGCGTATCGTCTGTTTTAAGCGCTACTACTGCCCCTCGGCATATCTCAGGCATGAGTTATGTATATCGTTGCAAGTTAGCCCACGTAGCGAGTTCTACGCGTGTGCCTGGAACAGGTGTATCTTGGACTACTTATTGGGATCAGTTAACGCCCGAGTCAAACCCAAGTTACTACACGATGTTTACTTTGGTGTATGACGAAATCAAAAATGGGTTTATTTCTTTCTTGAGTATGTACCCAAATATTTACGCTGTTCGCACCAACACTTTCTACACTACAATTCCAAATGCGCAGAATAAGTTATATGTTCAGAATCCAGGCAATTACAATACTTTTTATGGTACTGCATACAGCGGTAGTATTACTGGGGTTATTAACATTGACCCGAACATGTCAAAAACTTATGAGGCTTTACAGGTGGTTTCTCATACAACTCCAAAAAGATTAGATTTCACTACGCGGGACCACGTTTCGTTTTTGATAGACTCAGAATTTGAAAAAAGAGAAGACTTTTATTATGCCCCTGTTAAAAATGATTCAACAATTGCAGGAGTAAATAGTTCAGATACTAGTAGATTATGGGGCAGATATCTCAAAATTAAGTTTACATTTGAGGGAAATGTATTTCAGAAACTTATCGATTACGTCGTTAAGTTCCGCTCAAATCATAGGTTGTATAATAAGTAATTAAAACATAAATTTGTAATCATGGCAGGACCTTATCAAGAGTTAGACGGAAACGTAGATAGTATGCCAGCCGGCAGTCCTTCACCAGTAGGTGGCGGTGGTGGCGGTGGTACGTCGTTGGGCGGTGGTCCATTGGGTATGATGATGGGGATTACTCAACTGGCAGTGGGACTAAACCAAGCCAGAAAAGCAAAAAAACTACCCTTTCCACAGTACACGGAGGGAATGAAATATGCTTTGCAAAGTCAACAAATGGCAAAAGAAAACATGCAAAGAGGATTAGGTTCAGAAAGAATTGCCGGAATGAACCAAGCACTTGATACTCAGAACGCATTGGCTTACCGAAACATTTCGGAAAACTCTCCTCAAGGAGCAAGTTACTTTGGTCGAGTTGCGGCAATGGATAGAAATACAGGGCAACAAAACATTGTTGGTCAAGATTTAGCGTATCGTACTCAACAACAAGATCGTTTTACTCAGGCAAATAGTGCCTTGACGGCAATTCAGCAGCGTTCAATTGAAGCACAAAGATCCTACAAGATCATGGCTCAACAAGCGGCTGGAGCAGCAATCAAACAAGGAAGTGAAAACTTCATAAAAGGCGCTGAGGGAACAGCACAAATGGGAATGCAAGCAGCAAAAATGATGGTATAAAATGGCAGACTTTAATTTAGCAGCGGCTGTAGGTGCCACAGGTGAGGCACCAGATTACGAGAAACTACTGAGCAATTGGCAGAAATCTCGTATTCCTCAAGGTCCAGACTCTGCTGATAAAGCCCATTTAAGAGATTTATACAAAATGATATCAGTCGATAAAACTGCGTATCATCCAGTATACCAAAAAGAAGTTACAAAAGCAACCCAAGATTTTTATCTTACCTACCGTAATGCAAGAGCAAATAATGATGACGATGTAGTTGAGCAAGTACAAACCGCATTTGAAAGATGGAATGAAATTGCAGATAATGCAAAGTTAAAAAGTCCAGATTTATTTGCATTAAAAAACAAAGCAGAAGGGGGAGCAAAATCAGGAATATTTGTTTCGCCTAGTGACAGATTAGCAGCAAATTTATTAAAAGATTCAAAAAGTCCCGAAGATTTTTATGGTAGACTAGAAGCAAATAAAGATGCATTGAACGATGGCTATTTTAATTTTGACTCTCAAAATCAAACTATTATAACACCGACTCACCCAACAATTGATTACGATAGAGAATTGAAATCTATTTTGTCAACTAAGAAATTAACTATTGGAGAGCAACAGATTAAATCAGCAGATGGCAAAACTACTACCACTCAGTCCGTGCAAGGACTTCCGTTGGATAGACAGGATGCTCGTAAACTGAGAAATTACTATTTGGATAATACAGGCGAGGATCCAGGGGAAGAATATAAATATAATGCTTACGATGTTGGAAAAGAATCTTATTGGAAAACAGATCCAATGATTAAGCAACAATACAGAGCAACCCACCCTGAGTTTAAAGCACTGAGTGACGATGCACTTTACAATGAATTTTATAAGCAGCACGTCATTCCAAACACCCCAATGGTGGAAAAGACTGTTTCTTTGTATGCTGGACCACGAACTAGTCTTTATGTAAATACTGCTGAGACTAATGAGCCGGGTACTTTCCAAGGTAGTGCTACAACATTTACCTACGCTAATGGCAAAACAATCAACAGTAAGCGTACAACAGCATTATCAAAAGATGCAGATGGCGTTGCTGTACAATGGGCAGCCAATCAATATGCAGTAGATAAAGCAACAGGATTACCAGCGTTTGACGCTAGTGATACTGGTAATTACAATTTCAAGATTGCTAACGTAATGGTTTTGCCTTGTATTAAGGCAAAAGATGCTAGTGGAAGAATCTATTGGAAACCTTTGGATGCGACGTCAGAATCTGAAGTACAAGCCAACGGTGAATTAGCAAAAGGCTTACGTTACTTGCCATTTGCTGAGGCCACAATTCAAGAATTGAACATCTCGGCTCTTCCTACGGTAGGTGGAAAGAACATCTTGATGCCTTTGTATGAAGACGGTACTGTTAAAAAAGTAAATAATAGCAATGACCAAGGTTCTGCGTTGTTGGGTGCTTTGTTTACCAACAGAAAACTAAACGAAAAAGAAAGCATAAACTGGCGCACTGAGTGGAATAGAATGTCTAAACTCTTCAAGTAATTGCCTTAAAGTTATTCGTTTAAATCTTATCTAGGTTTATTATATTTGTAATATGCCTGAAGATAAGAAACCAACTCCTGCTGCCGCAACTCCAACGCCTAAAATCGGGCCGTTAGGCAAGGCGCCAGAAGATCCAAATATGGTTAAACCTGCTAACCTTGGTTCTATTGGTTTTGATAGTGTACCAACAACTGTTAAAAAACCACTCAGTAAAGAAGGAGTAAAAGTAATCAATAAAGCCGTAAATCAAGTTCGGCAAGCAGAACAACCGATGTCTACCGCGGCAGAGTTGGAACAACTCCAGGCGACTCGAGAAAAAGAATTACAAATTGCCAAAGAGCAAGGTTACAACATCCAAAACTTATTCAATTCGGCAAAGAACAATTTCGGTAAGGTAAGAATTGGCAACGAAGACATCACAAGCCCCGCTGAGTTATTAGATGCTTTACAGGACAGAAACAAAAAAGAATTATTCTATTTTGATAACCGTCATGCCCTAGTAAATAACTTTGATATTTACACGCTTAATGATTTAGATGCAAAGGTTTCTGGTGGATTAACTACAATTGAAAAGAGTAATTTAAAAGCACTTCCAGAAAAAACAATCTTCGATTATACAGAAGTTAAGGCTCCTACTTTTGGTCAGCCGGGTTATCGCCCACAAACTGATCCAATGGGAGGCAGTCAACTTGACCCTCAGAATAAATTTGAGTTAGGTCAAAAGAATTACAGCGCGATTCAGACATTCAAAAAAGTTGTTGCAAACGGATTGAACGTAACCGCTGATGGAACCAAGTTAAACTCATACCAAGATTACTTTACTTACTTGGCAGACCCTCAGCAGAGAGATGCATATGGACGTAAGTACAACAAGCAACTATCAAATTCTGAGTTAGTATCTGCGAGCAATATTCTTAAAGCCAGTCAGATATTACTTGACGGTGCTTCTACCGTGGCGTTAGATTATATGAAGCGACGTGTAATGGATGATGTTCGTGTTAATACCGCGGACGATCACATTTCAACTACATTGTTGGGCAAGACTGCTACGGTTTATGACGAGGACATAGAGAATCCAAAGAGTTTGCCGGCCCTTACCGAAGATGATTTAGGTCGTGTGGTGTATGAATATGAAAACGGAAACGAGATAACTTTGAGTGTTGGCAACAACGATAAAAATTTACAGGACAAAACTGATTACACGTATAAGGATTTAGTAAACTACTATTCTAAATTAGGTTTGACCGGGGATGAAATCGATGCCAAGTTTGCCAAGTACAAGCAAAATTACATTTACAACCAAGCAAATGGCAATTTACAAATCAAACGTAATGCAGAAGGTTTCTTTGAGAATGAAAAAGGTCAACTGATTTCAAAGTACGATCAATCTAAAGAACAGCGCGCACGTACTGAAATGTCAGATGTTGACAATCAGATAGCAGACTTGTACGATGAGTTGAGAGGGATCTACGAATCTCGACGGGCTGGGGCTTCAGAAATCGATAAGAAAGCATACGGTCCAACGGTAAGCAAATCTGTATTTGCTAGTAGTCCCACTCTAGGATTAGATGGACAACAGATCAAACGCATCAGTGCCATCAACACATCGATTGCTAAACTCAAGCAACAGGCTGGTTACAATGCTCCAGAATTCTTTGATCCTAGCGGTAAGAGAATTGATCAACCTGAGCAGTTACAGCAAATAAAGAAAATCTACGATCAAACTCTTGAAGAAGAAAAAAAGAGTGATATTGTATACTTAAAGCAAACGAGAAATGCTTTGTACGAACAACTCGATATACTTAAGGAGAAGATCGACAAAATCAAAAGCGTTACTAGTAAAATAGAAGTAACGGCTCCAGAAGGATTTGAATATGACAACACTCCATATTTTATTAAGTTAACCAGGGCGTTTACTGGCATACTTGGTCAAATTGATGTACAACAGTCAGATACCCAAAAAAGTAACGACGCATATTTAGGTAAGTTGCTTGATCAATACGGGGATTTAAGTGCAAGAGTTAAAGCAACCAACAAATTAATCTACACCAACACTGATTTAACAAAGCAATCGGAAGATGGATGGATTAAAACATTTGGAAAATCAACAGCAAAGCAGGTGGCTGAAACATTCACGGGTGATGTCTACAATACAACAAACGATGAAATCGAGCAGACGGCCAACTTCTTAACTGAAAATGGATACTACGTAAGCCCCGAAATCAAAGAAAAACTGAACACTATTTACGAGAACAAAACAATTGGAGAAGGCTTTTTGGAGTCATTGAAGATTGGTATTGAAATGAGTGGCTATTCTCGTGGCGGTGCAGCGGAGTTAAAGAATATTTTTACCGGTCAAAAAGCATTGTTGTTACGTTCTTATATGATGAGTCGTTATGGACAGACTGGCTCAGCCGCATTCAACTTGATGGAAAGCGCCGTAGTAAAATACGGAGTACCAATCTTTTCTTGGGAGGCGTCAGGACAATCTGGTAGTGGTGCTGTCGCAGAACAAGTCGGAACTCAGATGTACGACAAGTTAACTGGAGTGATGAAGTTTGGAAATTTGATCCCATCAAATATCTTTGGTCGTTTGATGTATACTGCCGGGCGTACACTTTTTGGTACGGGGGGTCAGATGACAGAAGAAACTTTCTCTAACACCTGGTCAGTAATGCAACAAAATGGCTTTGACATCATTGATGCCGTGAAGAGAGCCTACGGTGATACAGAAGACGAACGCTTATTGAATTTACGTGCTACTGCAACTTTGTGTTTCACAATGTCAGCATTGAACCTAGAAAATGTAGATTTGGTATTGAAAACCGATCAACAATTCAGAGCACACCTTGATGCTTTAGGTACACCTCCAAGTGCAGTAGATACTGAAATTTTGCGTATGCTTAACGAAACAATTAAGCATAGTGAATGGGATGAAACGAAAACCCCACAAGTAGTACAGGCGGCCGGAACTACAATGTCTGGCGATGTTCCTGTTACCGCTCCTTCACCAACTGCTCAAAACAACATTGAAGGAAGCAGTGCAACGGCAAGTGCAACCCCTAGTTCAAGCGAAACTGATGTCAAAGTAGAAAAGCGTCAAGGTAACTTGGGTGAGATATTCTACGTAGCAGAAAACAATGGCGCGATCGACGGCCGGGTATCATACAGATACAATGCTGAAACAGGAGCACTCGAAGCCAAGGGATTGACTTCTACTTCAGATGGCTTTGTTTCATTAAATGAAGCAACTCAAAAGCATATCGAAAACAAATCGATTACCAATGGTATTGCCCCTGCTGCCAAAGTAGAATCATTGGCAAAGCAAAACTTAGGAATCACCGAAGAGCAGACAGAAAATCTGCCCGAGGATAACAATGTCTTGTATCAGACACCCCAAAACGAAACCGGGCGTAGGAAACAAGAGCGGGTTGATAAAACCGTACAAAGCGCAGAGAAGCGATTCAATGCATCTTTGGCACAAAAAGCCCAACGTGTGTT